ATTTAACAAGTACATAAGGAAACGAGACAAGGTCTTTGGTTTTTTGTTTGTAGTGTTCTATCTCTTCCTTTATCTCTGGTATACTCAGCTTTAAATTCTGCCCTCTACGGCCTCTTAATGCCTTTAACCTATCTAACCCTATCCGAGCTTCTAAACCTTCGCTATACTCAGCGATAGACCCGTGTTTGTGCTGATTGCAGTAAACACATTGGCCGTGTACATTGTCCTCGTCAAACCTTAATTCGGGGTGAGATCCTACACTATAGAAGTGTCCAGCGTCATACTTACCCGAAAAGCTACGCCCACAACTTATACAGCCTTTATCCTTGTCTCGTTCCCTTATGTACTTGTTAAATACTACTTGCAGTTTTTTAAGCCATGTACTATAAGTGTAAAGAGCTTCACGCATCTTCTTTGTCTCGGCCTTCCGTTTCTTAGCGTCCTGCTGCTTCTTGAACTCTAAAATGCATTTAGGGTTACCGCATACCGGCTGCAAGGTGCTATACCTGGGCTTAAACCATTCTTTACAGATCCTGCATTTTTTCTGTCTTACGGTCAAACCTCCAGAAGTAAAAGCGCTTTTTGGTATTCTTGCGCGGCTTTGTGCCTTATCCATCCGGGTATATACTGGTCCGAGCTGACGAGCTTATACATATTTTCAAGGCTCTTTTTTGCTATCTCGGTTCTGGCCTTTGTCTTTGCCCTTTCCCGCTGGGTCTTTAGTACCATTTGCTGCTCGGCTTCTAACCGGTCCAGCCTTTCGCTTTCGTCCCTCTCTTTGATTAGATCTACAAACGTCTGTTCGGTTAGGAATACTATACGGGTTATGGTCCGGTCATGTACGTCTAAGAGCGCTTGAACTTGTCGGACCGCGTGTAAAACTGTTGCGTGGTCTTTACCAAACTCACCGGCCAGGGTGCTATAGCTAATCTTAGGAACGTGCTTCTTTTTGAAATACCAGTATATCGAACGGGTCAGAACTAACTCACGCTTGCGGCACTTTTGGTATACCTCTTCTATAGTATGCTCTGAATGTAGCACACTATTAACAGCGTTTAAGATTAGTTCTACTTGTATGTTTCTTCTCATTAGGCCAAGTGTAAGTCTGAAACACTTAGTCTAAGCTCAGTTCTTAAACCCTGGTCCCCATTCCAAGCGTGGGCCGATGGGACACCTTTCACAAGTACTTTAGTCCCTTTAGTTAGATAAGCAAGTATTTTGCTTTCTGCCAGTATCCAATAGGAACAGCGGACCCATATAGTAACAGCTTTCCCTTGCTCGTCTCTTTTCCAAGGGTGCCGGGTTGCTATGCTAAACTCTATTACGAGCCTATCCGAGTTCTTAGGGGTCTTTAGTTCGGCGTCAGCGCCGAGGGTTCCGAGTGCATTTAGTTCGATCATTTGTTTGTTTTTAGTCGAATGAGTTTAAGACTGCTTCTATAGCGCCGATCCGTTCGCGTAGACTTTGCTTATACGCCTCTACGGCCTTGGGGTCCTGCTCTATGTAGTACCCTTTAGAGGTTGCAACGAGATTGCGGACCAGACCATTAAGGCGAATATAGTTTATAACCTTCCGGACCCTTGGCCCGTTTACCTTAAAATTAAACGGCTCTGCCTTCAGAGCTTTTATAATCTGTCCAGATGTTACGGCTTTGTCCTGGCCTACCTTAGTGCGTAGTCCGGCAAGCATGACCGGTAAAAGGTTGTGCTGTTCCCAAGCCGTTAGGGGCTGGGTCTGCTCTTCGAAGCCGATCATTTTAGTACAAAGTTTTCGGCCGCTTCCTGCAACAGCTCTACCCGTGCCTTAAGCTGCTCTATATGTTCCTCGCTGTATTCAAGGTCCCAGATACGCACCCGCTCGTCTACTTCGATGTCGTCAAATACGTGCATCTTTCTGAGCTGCTTACAGTATACATCGTATTCGGGATTATCGTCCATGCCTTGGAACTTCCAACGCGCCGCACTTTCTAAGCCTATTAACGTGTCCTCTGGGGTATTGATAAGGGTATAGACTAACCGAGCGTGCTTTAGTCCCGTAAGCCACATATAGACCATTAACTGCCAGCCGTAGTCCGTAAGCATACCACTCTTTGTATGTACGCCCTCAGCTTTCCAGAAGGTATCGAACGTCCAAGCAGTTTTTATGTCCAGTACTTCCTCATCCGTTAAAAGGTCAGGCGTACCCGTGGCCCACTTGTTCGTTAGGTTCTTGTCGTTCTTCTTGTAAAGTATTTGGTTCTCTTCGACCAACTGCAAAAGGCTTATGCTTTGCTCTTCGCAGCGTATGCCTTTGTCCATTTGGTCCGTGCGTACCGGCATACGGCGGCCGTACTTCTCAGCTATATACCATTCCCTTAAATAGGTCTGAGCGCCTACGGGTAACTCGTTCTTTTTCGGGCTGCCCATAATCTTTCCGGCATCGCTTGCTCTTATCTTAAATGCTTTCATGCTTCGCGCTTTTTGGTGAATGCCTCGTTAATGATTGGGTTCGATAGTTCCTGCGGGGTAATAGATGCCTTTACAATGTCCCAAGGATTAGCCGCGATCCATTGCGCCGTTCTCTTTGCCTCCTCTTCTCTATTAACCTCGTCCTGGCTGAGTACTTCGCCCTCTACTATTTCCATCTCTTTGTACTCTTCGGGGTTATAGATGTCCGCAGCTATACCCAAATCGGCCGCGCACTTCTTTAAGGCATCCGTAGCCGCGCCCTTTAAATCATTGCCCAGGTCTAACGGCGTATCAGTTCCTTTCCTAAACTTTAGGTCTTGGCGGCCGTATTGCATCTTTACAATACTCTTACCATTACTGCGAACGGTTAGGCGGCCTTTAACGATTACTTGCCGAGCTTCAAGGTTTACGATTTCATCGACTATCTCAAAGTCCCAATCCCAGCCAAAAGCAAGGTTTAGGACCTTCTTTACATAGCCTCCACTTACATAGGTCCATTGGCCGCCGCCCTTCGCTGGACGTTTGCGGGTGTACCTGGCCGGGGTTCGTTTGAGAAAGAAATTGATTTGCTCAAGGTCTAAGGCTAAAGAGTCTTTAACCTTTATTACCTCTTCCTTTCGGATTTGCGGAACTGCTTTTTTACTGTCCATTAGTTAGAGTTTGGTGAGCTACAAATATAAACGTCTTTTCCAACTTTCCACAAAAAGGGGTTAAAAGTGTTAAAACGCGGACGAAATGTTAAAATTTAACCCCTATCTAAAAACTTGTTTATATTCGCCATAACCAAATTCATTAAACCATGATTAAACAACATCTAAGCAACTGGGAAATCCAGGGCTTACCGGCGGACGCTGAAGTATCGTCCGTAGAAGTAGAGTACAAACTGGACGTAATACCAGTAGACAGTAGACACGCGCCCGGAGTTACTATAATGATAACCGGCACGGCTACTATTTATTTGGAACACTTCCGGGAGGTAGTCAATGAGAGCCACTACGCAGGGCGCGACATTGTAAACGAGATTTACAAAGAGTCTAAGGAAGTAGTAGACCTTTACGGCTTCGGCTTAGAGGATCAAGGCGCTTTCTTATACCGCGCTGAGTACGAAGCTATCTTAGAAATAGATGACCTCAGCAAAGAGGACTGCAAAGCAAACCTATATTTTGCCGCCCGATGATACAGAGAAGCGTATTTAGTAGAATGAGCGAAGAGAACCGCGCTAAAATAGAAGCGTATAAACATGCGGACATTATACTGCCCGAACTTCGTACTAAGGTTAGGCCGCATGAGCTTACCCTACTAACGGCTCTTACCGTATGGTATATCCTTATGCCCGGCCAGAGCTTTCACCTAATAATGTTTAACGAATTCTTCAGCAATGAATAAAAGAACCTTCCTAATCCTTGCAGCTTTTATCGTAACCTTTGGGCTGCTCGGTTCGATCTATTGGGTCCTAACGGATGAGGACAGCCTATACGTAGTTCAGTTCCTGATGGATCTGATTTGGTACACTATCCAAACGGCTATACTCTTTACGTTCGTGGCCTATGTGCTTATCCAAGTGCTTTACTATGTCGGATACTATAAAGACCTTGAAGAATGATAAGCGCCATAAGACAAGACTTACGCACGGAAATTAGCCACGGGCTGAGCGAGCGCACGAACAAAGAGCTGGACAACTTAATAGAGCAGATTAACGCCGCCGGGTTCCAAGAATGGGAACGCCTGGCCCTTGTTCAGCATATAGAATGGGTCAAGCTGTTAAAAGAGCAGAATACATGAAATCACACCAAACACAAGACAGACAAGCTGAATTTGAATTCATGTACAATCCTATGACGCTGCATGAATATCAGTCCGGCCTTATAGACCTCTTAAAGAATATGTCTGAGGACGAATGCATAGAAGCAATAAACGGCATCAAGACAGCTTTGCATAAGGTTAGTCCGTTCAGAAATGAGCCAGTCGATTGTGTAACCTGGGTCAAATCTGATAAAGTAGTAGCCAACGAATACAACCCCAACAAAGTGGCCCCGCCAGAAATGGAGCTGTTGGAGGTTTCAATTATGAATGATGGCTACACACAACCCATTGTTACCTGGCCTACAGATGACAAAATCGAGGTAGTCGATGGCTTCCATAGGTCGCGTGTAGGCAAAGAGTCTAAAATAGTCAGCCACAGAGTAAAGGGATACCTACCAACTGTTGCAATTAGGTCTGAGAAGTCAGGCAAAAATGACCGTATAGCCTCTACTATTCGCCACAATAGGGCAAGGGGTAAGCACCAGGTTGACGCTATGAGCGAAATAGTCATAGAGTTGAAAAACAGAAACTGGACTAATAAGAGAATAGCCAAACAGTTGGGAATGGACGAGGAAGAGGTTCTAAGGCTTTGTCAAATCTCAGGGCTGGAACATTTGTTCGGTGATCAAGACTTTTCCAAGGCTTGGGAATCTGGCGACTCTAATAATGTCTATAAGCCTATAACAGACGAATTAGATTCCGAAGAGATAGAGATGTATCGCACGGCAAACACTAATGACCCCAACCGCATATTCCACACATACGACAAATGGGAGTGTCATAAAGCTGGATTCTATGCAAGTTCAGTACCAGGTAAAACCGCAAACGAATGTGAACAAGAATATGCAGACTTCCTAAGTAATGACAAAGCATTCAGAGAGGCTTTAGACAAGGTTATTAATGAATGGAAGTACAGTTGCGAACATTACCTAACAAATACTGCAATGAACCGTATAGCCTGGCTTGGTCAAGCTTCAATGTGCTACGCCAGAAACATACCTTCCAAATACTGCGGAGGGTTTAATCGACTCAGCGAGGACGAAAAGCAGACCGCTAACGAAACCGCCTTAGAGTATCTCAACAAGTGGATGCAAGCGAATGATCGACCCATTTTAGATATGGATCAAGCCCTAAGTATTGGTAGACAAGTAGAAATATACTAAGATGGCTAACAAAGTATACTTAAAGACAAACGTCTTACACGAAGCGCAAAGCAGAATTAAGCACACGTTTGATTCAGTAGAAAGGGTTTACATTTCTTTTAGTGGGGGCAAAGACTCTACGGTTATGACTCACCTGGTTATGGAAGAGGCCATAAAGAGAGGTAGGAAAGTAGGCTTGTTAGTCATAGACTTAGAGGCTCAATACTCGGCAACCATAGAACATATCCGTGAGGTTATAGAGATGTACAGAGAACACATTGACCTACATTGGATTTGTGCAGATCTGCTATTAAGGAATGCGGTTTCTGATTATCAGCCAAAGTGGGCTTGTTGGGATAGTGAGAATGAATCTATATGGGTTCGCCAAAAGCCTGAAGAGGCGGCAGACTTAAGCCAGTACGACTTTTACTTTCCTAAAATGGAGTTTGAGGAATTTATGGTCTTATTCGGCAAATGGTACGCCCAGGGGCAAACGTGCGGGGCTTTTATCGGTATTCGTTCCGATGAGTCATTACACCGTTATAGAGCTATTGTAGCGCAAAAGAAAAACCTGACCCTTAATGGCTGGAAGTGGACAACCAAAATAGCCAACAAGCTCTTTAACATTTATCCCATATACGATTGGAGGACAGAAGATATATGGGTGTATCACAGTAAAAGAAAAGACCTTCCCCATAATAAGGTGTATGACATGATGACCAAAGCCGGGGTAAAGTTTTCAAACCAACGTTTGTGTCAGCCCTTTGGCGATGATCAAAAAAAGGGGCTTTGGCTATATCATATACTTGAGCCTATGACGTGGTACAAGCTTTTAAACCGTGTATCTGGTGTAAATTCAGGCGCTCTGTATGTAAATGAAACTGGTAATGTGTCTGGAAATAAGGACGTAACAAAGCCAGCTAATCACACTTGGGAATCTTACACCAACTTTTTACTGCGATCCTTACCCGAACCAATGCAGTTGCATTACCGTGAGCGCTTTGTAAAGTTTATAGCTGGATGGAAGCAGAGGGGGTACGAACAAATACCTGACCAGGCCCCGCATGACTTAGAGGTTAAATGTTGGGCGCCTTCGTGGAAAAGAATGGCCCGATGTATTCTTAGGAATGATTATTACTGCAAAGGATTAGGACAGACACAGCCTAAAAGTGAAGCGTATGAGAAATACAAACAAATAAAGGCAAAGAGGAAAGCGGAAGAGCAAATGAATCTTGCCTCTTAGTATATTTGTATAGTGTTCCTCTCCACATTACGAACATGAACTATTTATTTGACCCTATAGGCGAAGCGCGAAGTGGAGAGCGTGCCGAGCTTATGGGGTTTTTTTGTTAAGGAATGGCTGAGAATAAGAAGAGTTTTATAATGTACTGCGACTGGGCAGAGACATTTAACTGCCTACCAGATGACAAGGCGGGCGAACTGATCAAACATATTTTTAAGTACGTCAATGACGAGGACCCGCAAACCGAGGACGTTTTAATAAATGCGGTATTTGCGAACATTAAGAACCAGCTAAAACGCGATCTTAAGAAGTACAAGGAGTTCATAGAGCGCCAAACCCGAAACGGTCAGAAGGGAGGCAGACCCAAACAAACCCAAAAAACCCATGGGTTATCTGGCAAACCCAAAAAACCCGATACTGATACTGTTACTGATAATGATACTGTAACTGATATAAATAATAATAACTCTAAAGAGTTATCCTCGTTCGAAGGCTTCGACAGCTATATAAAGACATGGACCCAGGCCACCGGACGAACCATAAAGAGCAAGCGCAGCGAAGTAGCAAAGACCGCTATAAAGCACTTTAACGCCCGAATAAGGGAGGGCTACACGTTGGAAGAGATAACGACCGCAATAAATAACGCTGCATCAGATCCGCACCACTCAGAGAGCGGCTATAAATGGCTTACTTTAGATTTCATCCTAAGACCTCAGCAGCTTGAACGCTGGAGGGAGGACAATAGAGAGCAAAGAAAAGAGGCGGACATGATAAGCCAAGTAGCAGCCATAGCCGAACGCATTGAAAAGGAAAGACAAGCGCAGCCATGACAGACGAATACAAGGCTTATTTAAGCGGCTTAGACCGTAGGCAGTTAAGAACCGAGGAAAGTAACTTACGGTCCTTAGTTAGCCTTCCCATAAAGTGGGACGCCAAGCAATTAGCAGCGGCAAAACTTAAGACCTTAAAAGACCTAAACACCAAAGAGAGATGAACGAACGAATACAAGGCAAAAGCGTAAGCGAGCTTACCGAGTTTTTCAGCGCGGTATGTAGAAAGAACGACATTACCCTGCCTAACCTGGACATAGTAGCCGAGATTATTGTAGACCTAAAGCAGTTCCACGGCTCGGTCAGTTATGCAGACCTCCAGTACGCTTTTAGAAACTGGTCTAACGGAATGTTTAAACAGCTTCGAAGACCCCGGAACCTAAACGCCCACTTTATAGGCGAGGTATTAAGAGAGTTCCAGGAGTTCAAAGGATCGGGCGTGAAACTTGAGAAGGACAAACCCAAGGCCGTAAAGAAAGAGTTTACTGCTGAAGAGAAGCACACCGAGGCAGTAAGAGCCTTAGCCAATGGGTTAAACGTATTCCGTAATTCAATACAAGGAAACAAGCAAAGCAGCATAATAGCGCGTAAGCTCTGGTCCGCTTGGGTAACTGCGAGGGACTACGGTATAAACGTACCGACTGAACCAACAGACTACTGGGTACAGAAGGTAAGCGCTAAGGACATGGCCAACATGAACCCAGGGGCTTGGGAGGAAGTAATAAAGGCACGAAATACAAGGGGCGCGGTAAAAGAGGACCCGGAGGTAATAAATAAAGCGGCTATTATGTGCGCCTACTATGACCAGATAGGCAACCTTCCTACCCTGAGCTTATACGACCGCCGAAATTAGTAGCTTAGTTCTGTGAACTTTAGGGAACATAGAAGGCTTCAGATGTACCTAACAGCTTGCAGAGCGTGGCGGGCCTTTAAAATGACCCCTAAAGAATTTCTAACTTATCCGATATCTCATATAATGCTATACGAGGACTTCCGGCAAGAAGTACACACGGCACTATTTAAGGGACCGGGTAAAACAGACGATCGGTTAGCGGACCTGGACCAGCATGATCTAAGCGTAAACCAAATAAGACGCCTGGAAGTAATAGCCCAGCTCTTTGAGGGCGGGTACTATCTGAAGGGCTGCAAACGTCTACGGGTAATATGAAATACCAGCTAATAACACCCTATTGGGAAGCACCAGAGCCAAGAAGAAACGAAGAGCTGCGGTACTGCGAACGCCTAAACCGGGAGCGGTTCGATACGGTAATAATGCCGAAAGGCCGACCAACGTATAGGGACCTCTTTACCCTTTGCTCTGAGGATGCTATTAACATAGTAGCCAATTCAGATATATACTTCGATGATTCTATAAAGCTATGCGACAAAATGCAGCCTAACGACTGCTACGCATTAACCAGATACGATAGGGGTAAACTATGGGGCCGGCCCTGGTGGTCGCAAGACGTTTGGATATTTAAAGGATCTGTAAAGCAAACACTACTAAAGCAGCCGATAGACTTCCGACTGGGCGTGGCTGGGTGCGATAACCGTACAGCGTACGAGATATGGGAGGCGGGGTACGCTATAACAAACCCCTGCCTATCTATAAAGACCTACCATAAACACGAATCCAAGTTCAGAACGTACGACCGGGAAAAGGAAAAGATACCCGGACCGTACAAACTTTTAAGACCAATACAGCTATGAGAGTACTACACGTAGGGCTGGGAGGCCCCGAAATAGACAAAGCCCTGAGAGGCTTAGGACATGACGTCCACCGGATAAACTGGCGAGAGATACCGAGCGCCCAACTGATCTACCTTACTAAGATGGTCCTAAAGGAAGCCCAGAGCTTTCTACCTGACCTTGTATTCATGCAGATACAGACGCCCGGAATAGTAGAAGCCCGGTTAGTAGAGAGCCTTAGAGAAATGGGCTGCGTAGTAATTAACTGGACCGGGGACGTAAGGGAGAATATAGACTGGTATTTAGAGCTGGGGGACGCCTTTAACGTAACGCTGTTTACTAACCAGACCGATATAGACAAGTTTAAAGAGAAAGGACTGCCGGCGGACTACTTGCAAATAGGATATGATCCGGATGTATACTACTTGGACGGAAGGGAGCGCAGAGGCGAGGGCGTAGTATTCTTGGGTAACAACTACCGAAACAGATTCCCCGAAAGTGCAAGGCGCGAAGAGGTAGTAACACAATACCGAGAGAAGGGCCTAAGAGTATTTGGGGGTAATTGGCCAAAGAACAAGAACGGACGAACCACACCAAAGACCGAGCGTATTATTTACAATACAAACCGCTGGGCCTTGAACCTGGACCACTTCGACCGGCCGTTATTCTATTCCGATAGGGTAATAAGGGCGCAGGCTTGCGGGGCTATTATTTGCCAGATGGGAGAAACCGACATAACAGCGGAACACCCTTTAAGTTTTATAGGTTATCCGGGCCATTGGACCGAAGAGATGCCGAACCCTAAACAAGTAGCGGACTATACGTACGAGTACCATAGATGGGCGGCGCGTATACCGAGGCTTTTAGAGATAATAGAGGACTACGCCTAATTTTGTATAATAGTTACTTTCTATTATGGCGGGACACAGCACAAAGTCGAAAGGGGTAGATAGGCGGAAGAACCCTTATAGGAACTTCTTTAGGGAGAACGTAACAGACGAACAGCTGCGGGCTATCTGGCTTAAGGTATTAGAGGCTGCTGAAGAAGGCGATATAAAGGCGCAAAAAGAAGTATTCGACCGTCTGTTTGGACGGCCAGACGTTAAGGTGCAGGCAGACGTACAGCAATTAGAGAAGATAGTGCCGCCGTGGATGCTTGACAATGCAGACAAACCCTAACCTTAAGTTTTTACGGGACAACTACCTAAGCAAGCGTATACTGGTCTTACAAGGGGGTACGCGATCGGGTAAGACCTTTAGCGCTATACAGTTTCTTATAGAGCTTTGCTACAAGTACCCTAACGCGGGAATGGTCATAACAATAGCCAGGGCAACCTATCCGGCTATACGTGGGTCTGTACTCAGGGACTTCATAGACATACTAAACAGCTTTCAGGCGTACCGGGTAGAGAACCATAATAAGACAGAAAGTACTTACCTACTGGAAGGGAACTTAATAGAGTTTATTTCATTAGACCAGCCGCAAAAGGTCCGAGGGCGTAAAAGGGACCTGCTGTTTATAAACGAATGCAATGAAATAACCCTGGAAGGCTGGAATCAAATGCTGTTTAGGACTACGGCCTGCGCGGTTATAGACTTCAACCCGTCCGATCCTATGCATTGGATATATGACGAGGTACAAACCCGGAAGGACTGCGAGACGCTTATAACTACCTATAAGGATAACCCGCACCTTTCAGACGTGGTAATAGCCGAAATAGAACGCTTTAAAGATGTGGACCCGGACTACTGGAAGGTATACGGCGAGGGCAAAAGGTCAGCAGGAAGGAAGGGCCAGATATACACTACTTGGCAGAAGGTCCAAGAAATAGACTGGGCAGAGTGCAGCTCCATTACCTACGGCGTAGACTTCGGGTTTACTAATGACCCGACTTGTGTAGTAAAGCTGGGCCGTAAGAACGACCGCCGGTACGTGGAAGAGATAGTATACGAGAAGGGCCTAACCCTGGACCTATTAGCGGACCGGATGAGAAAGGCCGGAATAGATGGGGGGGACACCCTTATATGCGATTCAGCAGAGCCGCGAAGTATTACCGAGCTGAAGCGATACGGGTTTAAAGCGATTGGCGTAAAGAAGAGTAAAGACTACAAACGCCATGCAATTTTAGACCTTAAGCGTCTTAGTATCTTTGTAACTGCGAATAGTAGAAACATTTGGGAAGAGGTAACGTGGTACGCTTGGGAGATGGACAAAGACGGGAAGCCGAGAAGTCCAGAGCGGCCAATAGATGCTTTCGACCATTCAATGGATGCGATACTATACGCGAATAGCGTTAAACCCAGGGAAGTGTATATATGACATTCTTAGAACGGCTACAGAAGGCTATTGGATTCGCACCAGCGCGAACCCTTCAACAAATTGAAGAGGCCGAAAGAATCACTAACAAGTATTTTGCCGCACTTTCCTACCTGGGCAGGGGGCCAATTTGGAACGATGACAACGTACAGAACTACGTAGAACAAGGGTATGCAAGAAACCCCGATGTATTCGCCGTAGTTAGTGCGATAGCCCAAAAGACCGCCGCGCTGGATGTTAAGTTAATAGAGAACGTACAAGGGGACCAAGTAGAATTAGATCACCCGGCTTTAGACCTGATATACGAACCCAACGAAGAGCAAAGCAAGTTCGATTTTATAGAGCAGCTGGCCGGCTATCTTCTAATTACTGGTAACGCTTACGACTACTGCACTTCTCCGGCCGATGGACCTAACGCGGGGCGGCCTATAAATATGTACGTGCTGCCTTCTCAGTTCATGGACGTAGTAGGCGGCGATATGGGTACACCCGTAGCCGGTTATACTATGTCTCTTTGGGGGAATGTAGAGGGCGCCGAGTTCACTACTGACGAAATCATACACTTTAAGAACGCCCAATACATTTACGGCGATGGGCAAGAGCGGTACGGAATGTCTCCGATCCGTTCGGCTTGGCGTTCTATTGAGACGGGAAACAGCGGTTACGAGGCCAATAAAAAGGGCTTGGAAAACTTAGGACCTCCGGGCGTACTGTACGACAAGGGTATAGGAGACCTGAGCGCGGATACTCTAACCGAGGTACAGCAAAGGAATTTAGAAGCCAAGTTCCGCAAGATGAGCGGCACGAAGAACAGCGGGACCATAGCCGTAACTTCGGGCAACTTGGGTTACATAAACTTCGGTCTGTCAGCCGTGGACCTGGCTATAATGGACACGCTTAAAATGACGTTAGTAGATGTCTGCAACGTGTACCACGTACCGAGCCAGCTATTTAACTCAGAGATAGGAAAGACCTACACCAACCTAAAGGAAGCGCGGAAGCAGATGTATACAGACGCCGTGCTGCCTATGGCCGACCGGATATACGGCAAACTGTCTCGGAAGCTCTTACCTAAGTACCCAGACCTCAAAGGGCGAGACGTCTATTTTAAAGTAGACCAGTCTAATATTAACGAGCTGCAGCCGGATATGCAGGAACTGGCCAACTGGCTTAACGTCTCTTACTGGCTTACTCCAAACGAGGCCCGCGAAAAGATGGGCTACGAAAGAGAAGCGGACCCAATGATGGACGAAATATATATGCCCGCTGGCCGTGTTCCTATTTCCTTAAGTGGGTTAGATGCCCCACAAATAGCCGAGCAGATAAACGGCGATAGCTTGCCGAATGACTAAACGCGAAGGGGCCAAGTACTGGACCCGTAACGACCGCAAGCGGGGGCGCTATGTCCGCAAGTATAACAAGGTCTTTAACAAGGCGCTAAACGACCAGATAGCGAACCTCTTAGAGTATCTGAAGTTAGCTACTGACCCGCAGGCGGTTCTAAGCGCTGTTACTACCCTGGTCCGTAGGGACGATCTCAAAGCGGCGTTCGTTGATTTATACCAGGAGGTAGGCGTAGACTTTGCGACCGGCTCCTACAATCAGATTAAAAGGGAGGCAGACAGTTCTAAGGAAATGACCTTAGAGGACTTTCAATATATCTGGACCGCTCAGATGTTAGAGTATGTAGACACCGAGGCGGCCACTTATATAACCTCTATAATAGGGAGTAGTCAAGTAGCGGCAAAGCGGATTATCCAACGGATCATAGCCGAAAGTTTAGACGAAGGTCTAAGCATCTTTGAAACTATGGAGCGCCTAAATAAGCGCGTGCCTATTGAGTGGCGCAATATATCGAAGTGGCGAAGCGAACTAATAGCGCGTACTGAGGTTCTAACAGCGTCTAACTACGGAATAGACACCGGAGGCCAAAGCATAGCGGACGAGTTAGGGCTGCAATTAAAAAAGGTCTGGATAGCCCGTATAGATAGCCGGACCCGAACTATACCGCCGGATGCCGCCGATCATGTAGTAATGAACGGGCAGACCGTAGACCGGGACAAACCTTTTAACGTGCAAGGCATTAAGATGATGCGCCCAGGGGACCCGAACGGAGGGGCTAAAAACCGCTGCAATTGTCGCTGTACTGTGGCCTTTGTCCGGGACGATGGGCAGCCGATGTTTAGCGAAATGTAGTTTTTTACTCTATGTAATTTTGTACCGAGATGGCTAAGACCTATAAGAACTATCCGGAGGCGGTAAGCAATAACGCGAAGAGGGGGATAGAGCTAAATAAGGCAGTTAATAATAGTTGCTCGACAAGGGTGGGGAAAATTCGCGCACAGCAGTTAGCGAATAAAGAGGCTTTAACGTACGATGTTGTTAAACGGATGTACAGTTATCTGAGCAGGGCAGAGACCTACTATGACGAGAATGATACGAAAGCCTGCGGGACTATTTCGTATTTACTTTGGGGCGGCTTGGCCGGGAAGCGATGGGCAAAGAGTATAATAGACGAAGAAGAAAAGAGTATGGGCAGTACGCTATTGCATAAGGGCTTCAATGATCCTTCCATGATCGTTAAAGACGTGGACGGAAAAAAGGGCGTAGTATCTGGCTACTTCTCTAAGTTCGGGAACGTAGACAGTCATAACGATGTAATGGCCCGCGGCGCGTACTCTAAGTCTATCGCCGAGAACGGACCCAACGGAAAAGGGCGTATTGCTCACCTTTGGAGCCATAGCAGCTACGAGCCTATTGGAAAGCTAATGGAGCTTGCTGAAGATGACTACGGCCTATACTTTGTTTCAAAGCTGGTCGATAGTGCAAAGGGCCGGGACGTTATGGCCTACTATGAGGCGGGTATTATTAACGAGCATTCCGTAGGCTTTTCGATTGTTAAGATGGCCTACGAGATGGACGATGAGGAGAAGCCCAAGTATGAGCGCGTCCGCACCATTACCGAGGCTAAATTGTGGGAAGGTTCCAGCGTGGTCATAGGGGCCAACGCCGAGACGCCTACAGTATCGGTTAAGTCCGGGGACGAGGTTAGTAACCTTGTAGAACGCCTGGGCAAAATGCAAAAGCTACTCCGTTCGGGTTCTACCCTGACGGACGAGGCTTTTACTCAATTAGAGATAGAATGCACCCAAATACAGAAGGCGCTTGCTTCACTCGTAACGGATGAGCCGCAACAGCACTCAGAAGAGACCGAGCCGGATTACCTGAGTATATGGGAACGCATCAATTCAAATAAAGTCTAACCCTGCATTTTTAAAACGAAATGAACGCAGAAGACCAACTCAATAAGATTGCTTCGGACGTTTCCAGCTCTGTAGAAAAGACCAGAGAAGAGCTGAACGGCCGCATTGATGCAATCACAAAGGGCCAAGCTGACTACAGCAGCCAAATCGACAAGCTGACCGATCTCGTAAAAGAGGTACAAGGCAACAGCGAGGAAGTACAGAAGCACAGCGACAAGCTGGACGCTCGTCTAAAGGAGCTTACTAAGAACGGTATGTCTACTACTAAGGCGGCCGAGCTGACTACTTCTGAGGCTATGGCTAAGTCCATCGTAGAGAACCCAGAGTACGAGGCTTACAAGAATGATCCTTCAATCCATAAGGGTATTCGTATTCCTGGTATGCTCACTAAGGCTGTAGGTACTATGACCTTCGCGGCTTCTACTACTGGAGACGTAGCCGAGCAAACACGCCTGCCCATCCTTCCAGACGTAGACCGTCCTAACCGTGTCCGTAATTTCATCCCACAAGGGACAATGATCGGGGACTCTGTACGCTACGCTAAGGTAACTGGAGGCGAAGGCACAGCCGGCAACCAGACCGAGGGAGACGCAAAGAGCCAGATTGACAAGGACATGGCCGAGCAGACATTTAACGCTCAGGTTATCGCTGCTTTCGCTCGTATCTCTACTCAGATGCTGGACGATATCAGCGGCATGACATCCTATCTGTCTTACGAGCTTACACGCTTGCTCATGAACCAGGAAGACAGCCAGCTGCTTACTGGAACCGGAGCAGGTACTAACCTCTACGGACTTGCCGCCGCTGCTGCTGACTCTAACGACCTCAGCACTACAGCCAACTGGGAAGAGCCTAACAACTGGGACTGCATCCAAGCGGCTTCCGGCTACTTGGCTTCTCAGGACTTCATGGCCGACTGCGTAATGGTTAACCCTACCGACTTCTTCGCGATGATCGGTTCTAAAGGTTCCAACGGCCAGTACGTAGCGCCTTACTACTTTGACGCTGTTCAGAACACTTATACCCTCTTCGGTATGCCCGTGTATCACAGCTCAGCAGTAGCAGAAGGCTCTTTCTTCGTGTTCGACAAGGCCGCAGCTTCACAGCTGTTCCAGCGTTCTGCACCTTCCGTACAGTTCTTCCCTCAGGATTCTGACAATGCGCAGAAAAACCTGGTTACTGTCCGCGTAGAGGAGCGCCTGGCGCACGTTCGTAAGCACGACCACGCGGTATTTACCGACACTTACGCGAACGTCAAGTACATCATTACTCCTACATAGTAGTAGTCTGAGTAATTACTAAGGGGGCTTTGGTCCCCTTTTTTATTGCCCTATCTTTGCGTCAGCTTACTTTCATGTTTTCCATGTCTGTTTAGTGGTTTGGTGGTAGCCCCGTGTAATGCGGGGCTTTCTTATGCCGTAACTTTGAAGCATGAGAATAGACCATACAGTAACGGACGTTACCCCGGCTAACATTATCAGCCGTGCAGACTTTCGGACCTATGCCCGCGCCGTAAACATCACCGGCGAAGATGACCTAATAGATAGGCAGTTAGAGGCGTCTACGCGATACGTAGAGACCTACATAGGCCAGAGCTTGAATGAAAACCGAATGCAGGCCATTTTATGGGACTTTGACGATGACCGAGACATGGACGCCGGAGAACTTAGATACGTGCTGCCGATGGGTCCGGTAAGCTCTATTACTTCCGTAGTAGGTCAGGACCTGGAAGGGGCAAACACTACCCTAACAGCAGACGAAGACTACTACCTACTAACCGGGGGGCGGCTTCGTATTCCATCGCCTACGGCCTACTCTACTTATACGGTTAATTATGTAGCCCAACTGTCCTACGTTACCGAGAACGTAAAAGAGGCTATTATTAAGATATGCGCCGAGCTGTACCAAAACAGAGGCATAAGCGTAACGGGTACTATAGTAAGTAACCTTAAAGCGGATCTAAACAGCCTGCTGGCTAAGGAACGTACTAAACTGTTCTTATGAATCCGGGGTTATTGAATGAGCAAGTAACCTGCTACGCCTACACTACTCAGGCGGATAGTATGGGCGGCTTTCGGTCTAAGGAGTCTGTAAGTTTTACGGACTGGGCAAACGTCAAGCGGTTAGGCAGCTCTAAGAACGCGGACGATGCGCGGGTATTGAACGTAAACCGATACGAGATTACTATGCGTTCCCGCTTGGATTGGTCCGGCGATATAGACGGCCCAGACTTTCCCAGCGATGTATTTAGAATAGAGTACCGAGGCAGAAGCCTAAGCGTAGACGGTCCGGCCATGGAGGGGCCAGATAGGGCCTTTGTAACTTTCCAGGCAGTAGAGCGGCAGGCGTAGTGCGTATAGAGTTCAAAGTAGACCAGCGCGAGATAGACAAGCTAATGCGCGATCTATCGGCCTACGGGGGCCGAGTGGCTAAGAGGATAGAGAAGGAAACCGCGCACGCTGCTTACCAGGTTCAGCTGTTAGCAGCTCAGAAAGCACCCTTTAACCTGGGCCGGTTAGGTGCATCTATCCAAGTACAGCGCCAAGCGCGATCCGTTAAAATTAGTAGAAGGCTGAGGGGCCAAGCTGCGCGGGTTACTTATATAGTAGGTACAGCGCTAAAGTATGCGGCCGCTGTAGAGTTCGGGAGCGTTCCGCATTGGGCGCCTATAGCACCCTTAAAGCAATGGGCTAAGAGAAAGTTAGGAGACGAAAGCGCGGCCTATGCTGTCCAAAAGACCATAGCAAAGAGAGGTACAAAGCCTCAGCCATTCCTAAGACCGGCCTATATGAAGGTTATACCAGGCTACAAGAAAAAGATTAAACGCATACTTAGATTCGTTAGATGAAGGTAGGGGTATGGATGCCGCTGTACGGCCGTCCGTTAGTTCTTAGAGCAGCTTTAGAGAGCTTCAAGGCCATGCGTATAAGGTGGCGGAATATGGGCATAGACTTAGAGCTGTGCGTAGGCTGGTCCCTGCCCGATGACCTTACCCAAGTGGTAAACCATTACGGCTATCCGTACGCTTCTGTATTCGCCGAGAATGACCCATTGAGCTATAAGCAGGAAGCTATTTTAAATATAATGCAAGGGCGCTTTGACTACTACCTACAAATAGGGTCAGACGATGTGTTTATAGAAGAGGCGGATATTTATTACGAAGAGGCCCTAACCAGGGGCGTACAGTATGTAGGATGCCGGTCCGTTTACTTTATAGAACCGAGTACCCAGAGGGCGGTAAGTACGGCCATGACGCATACAAGCGTAAACAGCGTCTTTGGAGCCGGTAGGCTATGGAGTGCCGAGGCTATGGATAAAGTGTTAGAGAACGGCCCTATATGGCCCAAGGCGATGAATAACCAGCTGGACCTACTGAGCGAAAAGCAATTCAAGGCCGCCGGGGTATGGATGGAAACCTTCGAAGAGGAACGGCCGTTTATTGTGGACATTAAGAGCGAAACCAATATCTGGAAGTTTAAGAAGTACCAGAACGAACGAGCCGAGGACTATAAAGAGATAGTAGGACGGATGGACAAGGGGGCGCGGGCCGCCGTAAATTTGTTACATGAAGTTAGCGCAGGGGCA